CGCAGAGTGTGTCCGACAATTATAATATTATTTTTATCTACTACAATAGGTTGTTGAAAGCCAAACTCTGCGATTGACTTGGCAACTTTATCAACATTTTTAATTTTTCTAGGATTATTGTTATAAGGTTTTATCTCATTAAGTGATAAATATTGAATCTTTGTATTTTGTATTAATTGGTTAAGGTTTTCTTTTTTCATCTGCCTCCTTTAGTTTCATTAACACATATTGCTCTAAAGCATCTGAACTTAAATTAGTTCTTGCCATTTGAAATTCGTCTTTGGGTTTTTTATCTTTTAATGCTTGGTAAAGTTTTTTAAGTTTAGGTTTAACAATATCAACTTTCATATTTCTTTCTTACCCTTTCCAAAACTTTATTAAATAAAGTCTTATGTTGGTCCCTTACATCTTTACAGTCTTTATAAATTGCGAACCAAGATTTTTTAAATTCTTTTCCTATTGCCTCGTAACTCATATTAGTTAGTTCTTTAATTATAGACATAGCAATTTTTTTATGTGGTATATAAAAATATTCTCTTTGAGAGTAAAGCGAATTATCACACATTACCTTTTGCGTTAGTTTTAGTATATTGTCTATATTCATCAAAAAATCCTTTTGGCAAAGATTGAATCTTTTTACAAGGACTCACTTTGCAAATCATTTCAGATATGTATATAGGATTTATACAGTATTTAAAATAGAATTTATTCTCGCCAATTAAATGTTGTTCGGCATGATGTTGTATGCACAATGGGACACAAAAAGCATCATTACGAACTGCCATTCCTACATTTCCATACTTTGGAATAGATCTAATATGGGCACATTGGACATTTGGTGACTTACAAATAATGCAACTATAAGATGCTACAAATCGTCTATGTTTTTCTGATTTGATTATTTTTACCTTCCTAATTTGCATTTATCTTTTTATTCTTTTTTTGGCTTTTCTAGCAACTGATAAAGCTATTGCAACAGATTGACTTCTTGATTTTCCAGCTTTCATCTCTCTGCTAATATTTTTGCCGATGCTCTTGGAACTATAACCTTTTATTAAAGGCATTTAAACCTCATTAGTGATTCGGATTTTACGCCCTAGATTCGCAGGGAAGGCACTGCAAAAATAGGGCAAACCATATATATATGCTAAGTGGTTGAATCTAAATATATATTTATTTTATGATATGTTCATAGATGGGTGTCTTTTCAGCGAAAATCAATTTAGTTCTCTTAACTATTAATAGTTAATAATTAAATAGTTTAAATATATATAAATAGATTATTTAATAGTTAATAGTTAATAGTTAATAATAACAAACATAAAGGGAAAATATGTTGCCAAATAAAAACAAATTCACAGATCGTGATTTGTGGGTATTAGAAAAACCAGATTATTTTTCTATTATACATTATCGTAATAAACTTAAATTTAAAGTTCCTACTTATAAACAAGCAGTAAAGTTAGCTAGAAAAATTGGTGACTGTTGGCAGAACCAATGTTTAGTTTATGCTGTTAGAGATTCAGCACAAATTAATCTTAATCATAGAAAAATCTACAAACAAACTAACTAAAAGGAAAATAAATGTTATCAAAAAAATTTAAGTTTTCAGCTAATATGTTAGATGAAATGATACACAAATCAACTGGTGTGTCTTATGATAATGAAGAAAAAAGAAATGAAGAACTTCTTAATATAATAGCTGATAAAGTTTATAAAGTTTTACCAAAAGAAAAAAGATCGGACTGTGTTAAAAGAATCCAAGAAAAACAAAACACAGTAAGTTCTTATAAAGATTGGTGCAGATTAGAATTGTCTAAATATAAAAAACCATTTGCTTATTTAGAAATAACCAGAGAAGAATATTGTGTCTGGTATAGATATTGGCTTGACTATTATTATGATGACGGTTCTTATTATGGAGATCTTAGAGATTGTGGTTATCCGTTTGATAAATTTAAATCTTCCAAAAAAATTAGAAGTATGGAATACTTGGAAGCAAAAAAACTTTTGAACAAAATGTCTAAGGTTTTCACATTTAATACTTTTGATGAAAACCACAGAGCAGGTTCAAAATTAAAATTTGTAAAATCTCTCATTAATAAGGGAATTACAAAAGAACAAATAGTTGCTTCAAACACAACTAAACACTAACTAAAAAAAGGGGGGAATCTAATGAGAACTATAAATTGGAACAACAAAGATTATCCTATTCCATTTTCTGTTAATTTAGAATGGGATAAAAACCAGATGATTAAAGTTGATAATCGTTTTGGTGGTGGCAGTTGTGAGTTGCCTTGGTTTGCTGTGGCAATTTACGATATGATTATGGGTGCTGAACGACTTAATATGTGGGAAGATCACGCCAATGGTTTAGATTGGTTTAGAGAGCATTTTCCTAAAGAGTATATGGTACTGTTGGATTGATTATGTATATTATTGATTTAAAAGACAGAACTGTTGCAGAATTTACCAAACAAGAAGTTACTAGTTTTGCAATATTTCAAGAAAAAAATAAGAAAAATAAAGATTGGAAAGATAGATTCATAGTTATTAAAGATAAAATTGAAGCTAAAAAACTAATCTTAAAACTAATGAAGAAAGGTTTTTAAATGAACATTAGAGAAATGTTAAAAATACAACAAGCATTTGAAAACAAAACTATTCCTGAGGATTTATTGGAAGAAGAAAATTATTATTATTCTGAATCTAAAAAGGATTATATAAAAGTGCTTGATTTGGATTTGCACCATTTAATAAGAATTATTATTAAACAAATAGATTCAGAAAAAGATGATTTAATAAATTCTAACAAAACTGCATTTAATAAACTTGAAGCAACAAGAGCTGTTGGTAGAATTTTAGACGAAATAGAAATAATTCAGAAGGGCTTAAATGACTAAACCAAAATTTACTTTAGCTTTAGAATATTTTAAAAAGTATAAAGAAGCCACAAATGAAAAAGATAAACAGTTTTATCATAGTCAATATATGAATGAATTGTTTAGAGTAGATCAACTATATGCTGAAGATGAGAAAAAAAATAAAAAAGGAAATTAATATGATTTGCACAATGACTGATACAGAAATGAAGTTGATGGTAGCTTGTTTAGAATTTAAAATACAAGATAAAATAGATAATGACCTAGATACAGTTATAGATCTACAAACTCTTGTAAAAAAACTTAACATAATGATTGAAAGACAAACACCTTATGTATGAACTTATGTCGGATATTGGTTTTTGGTACTTTGTGTTGGCAGTAATATTAACCCTAATTGTATGGAACATTAAATGAATAGAGAAACTAAAGATGGAATAGGATTTGTTATCACAGCTATATTGCTGGGTGCAAGTATAATATTAATACATTTTGCAATTAATTAGCTATGAAAGTAAAGGTTAGTCGTGATATTCTGGTTAGTTGTGCTGATTTAATAAAAAACTATTTTTTGGTGATGGAATTTTCTGGATCTAAAATAAGTAGTTATGACAAAGCGATTTACAATGCTTTAAAAGATATTATAAATAACAATAATAAGGGAAAAAAAAATGAACATATTTCATCTTGATAAGAACCCAGAAATTTGTGCAAGTTATCATTGTGACAAACATGTTGTTAAAATGATTTTAGAAACTGCACAAATGTTATGTACTGCTTACCAAAGACATTTTGGTAATAATGAAAAACTTTATAAACCAGCATATCCTAAACACCCTATGACTTTGTGGGTAGGCAATTCAAAAGAAAACTTTTTATGGTCCTTAGATTTATTAAAATATCTACTTGACCAATACACACTTAGATATAAAAAAATTCATTCATCAGATCGTATTTATAAACTATTAACATCTTTAGATATTACTGATTTTGTTTCTATTGGATTTACTAATCCCCCATTATGTATGCCAGATATTTATAAATCTAATGATTATGTTTTATCTTATAAGAAATATTATATAAATGAGAAAAAGCGATTCGCAAAATATACACTTGTTAAAACGCCAAATTTTATGATGGTATGACAAAACAATCTTTATCAGAAAAACTTGGTCAAAGTGTTTTTGCTGAAAAACTTAGACAAGCGATTAAGGAAGCAGAGTTAAAAAAAGAAAAAAAACAACTAGAGAAGGCAAATGAAAAAAATAAAAAAGGATAAGTTTTACGCATTAGTAATTATAAAAGATTTAATTGAAAACCATAGATTTGAAACATTAATAGACTATGTGCTATTAAGTTGGAAGTCTTATCCTCAATTAAAGCAACGAGAAATACTCAACGCAATAACTATTGAGTATATAAATAAAAACAACAAAAGGGAAAAAAATGAAAAAAATAATATTGTTAAGTTTCATTCTCATAAACTTAACTAATTGCAGTTATAAACCTATCATAGATAGTTCTGGTAGGTCTGGTACATTTCCAAATAGTAAAGCTGAGGAACTGACTAATGATATTCAACATTGTAAAATGTTAGCTGAATCAAGTTTATCTGGTGCTGATGAAGTTGCTTCTTGGTTAAACAACAATGTTTTAAGAGTTTGGACTTTAGGCATTACTCCCAAAGAGGAACGCACTAGAGAAAATTATACAAGACGATGCTTACAAGGCAGAGGCCATTCAGTTATTAACTAGGAGAAAATATGAAAACAGTAAAAGATGAAATAAAAAGATTGTATGATTTAAGTCAAAATCGTAACTGGGCTAGATATAATTGTTCTAGTGAAGCTGGTTATTATTACACTCTTTGTGATGTTAAAAATAAAGATATGTCTTTAGAAGATTTTTATAAAGAATATCCTTATTACAACCCAGATATAAATTCTGCATACTGGCAACAACAACATACAAGATGGAAGGAATTATGGAACGAAAAGAACTAAATAAACTAATAGGAAAAAATATTAGGTGGTTAAGAAAAAACACTAGTTTTTTTGTTAATGGCAAAAAGAAAATATTAAATCAAACTTATTTAGGAAAATTTTTAGGTATTATTCCACAACAAATAAGTAAATTTGAGATTGGTAAAAATGAGCTTGGTGCTGTGCAGGTTTATCAATATTCTAAATTCTTTAATATACCAGTAGATACTTTATACGAAAAAGATTTGGTAAATCAAAAGTATAATAAAGAGGTAGTTATTAAAGACGAATATTTATATCAGCTAACTGGAACATTAACAAAGAATTGGCCTTATGCTTAGTTTTGTATTTATTTTGGTATTATTTATTGTGCTATTATATATTATAAAACGAATCAATTAAACAAAGGGAAAATAAAATGGAAGAACATAGACTAAAGTACAAAGACAATACAGAAGAAATTTTGTATTTTGATCCGATACCTCATAAGTATTATTGGAACGAACAAGAACTACCATCAGCGACTGGCATAACTAAGGTATTAACAAACGCAACTATAATCGGCAACTGGACAAGTAAAATGTGCAGTGAGGAATTTTTAAAATTAGTTAAAGCTGGTAAAAGTTATGATGAAATTCAAATATTAGAAATTGCTGATAAAATAAAAAAATCTGCAAACTCTAATATGAATCAAGCTGGTCATGTGGGTAGTCAAGTCCACGATATGATTGAAGAATATATTCATAATAAAACCATTCCTGAAATTCATAATGATTTAATGAAAAAATCATTTAGTAAATTTAAAGAGTGGTATGATTTACAAGAAGGTTTAGAATTAGTTTTTACTGAAACTAAAGTTTTGTCTCGTGTTCATAAATATACTGGAACATTAGATGCTCTTTTTAAAAGAGGTAATGAATATATTATCTATGATTGGAAAACAAGTTCTGGGATTAGAGATAGTTATTATGTTCAGCTTTACCTCTATGTAATGGCTTTAGAGGAACAGCTAGATATTAAAATTAAAAAAGGTGTTATTGTTAATTGTACTAAGCAAGGAAAACTTAACATAGCAGAATTTCAAATCAATGATGAAATGCAAGATGTTGCGATCTCTTGCCTAAAATTGCATCGCTTTTTAAACAATAAAAAGGAGAAATAAATGGCACACAAACAAGGTATCATTAGTAAAGTTTATCATAATTATAATGATAAAACTGGTAAAGCATTACCTAATGATAAGGTAAATCATAAGTTCTATATTGGTGATGAGATATTTATAATCAAAGGGAAATACATACCTGACTTTATTAAAGAGGGTAAAAAGGTTTCTTTTGCTTATTCTATTTGGTCTCCACAAGGTGCAGATAAAGCATTTAATTTTGTGCAATCTGAAAATAATATCCTTAAAATTCAAGAACTTAAAGATCAAATGCAACCAGATACTTCATTTAATGTTGAAGATTTTGAAAAGGAAGCTGTGAATATTGCTTCTGACTTAGGTGCTACATTAACAGTTGAACCTATAAAATCTTTTAATAAAGATGAATATATGTTTGTAATGGCTATGACCAAATCAGCACTTGAATCTAAAGGTTTAGAGTGTAATAAAGAATCAATAGATAGTTTTATAAAAGATATGAAACTTCTTTATTCGCATAACTTTTAAAATGATTTCTAGGGTGGCAAATGTGTTTAAATTTTTCCCTTTAATGTTTGCCACTCTGCCCATTGTTTTTATTAACAATTTAATATATAAAAAGAAAATGATAGTGCGTTATAAATATTTAGAATTTACTGGTATTTATAAAGAGGAGTTTGAAAACGAACAAGAAGCACTCTCAAAAGAGAAAGGCAAATTTGTTGATCTTGAAATAACTGGAATTAAATTCAAATCAACAAGAATAAAAAAAATTGATGGAGAAATTAAAACATCAAGTTCAGAACTTAAGGGACAGACATCATAGAGTATCTATGAAGTATTTTGAACTAAAGCATAGAATGGAAAAGGCAAAAAGACTTAAAGATGCTTTACAAACAAAAGTGGTTTTGAAATTTGAAGAATTACTAACATAAGTTAGTAGTACAACTATAAAATGAAAAGGAAGGATATGCAGGACTTTGCCTTACGAAACCCAGATGAGATAAGACAACAACTTGACAAGTATGCCGAAGATATGTGTCAAGCACTTTATAATTTTAGAAGATTAGAAGAACATAAAAAAATACTTTTAGCACAATTAACTATTAGTGAAAAAACTGTCACTAACTGCTCTATGGTAGAGGCAGAAAAGAGAGCTATGTGTACTAAAGACTATAATACTCACATAGAAGGTTTTTGTGTTGCTGAGAGAGATTATTCAAAAGCTAAATCTAAATATGCTAACTTACAAAGTTGGGTAGATTTATACAGAAGTTGGCTAGTAACTAATCGTGAGTTAAGTAGATGAAAATAATACAACCAGAAGGAAAACTAAATGAACTTAAATATCAAGAACGAGTGGGAAACTATATTGACTACGCAGAGCAAAGGTTTGAAGAATATTGCAAAGCTAAATCTTTTCATTATAAAAAACTTCTTTTTAATGATGATTCTGATTTTGCTAATTCCCCTATTCCTTATTATCATAAACTTGGTTTATTGTCTGCGATGCCTGATTACTTTGTTTATTCCAAAAAAGAAGCTCCAAAGCAACAACAGTTCTTCGTTGAAGTCAAAGCCAGTAACAAAATTAAATTAAAAGACTTAAAGAAATATATTACATTCGCACAAATGTTTTGTGATAATAAGTTCACTCAATATACGATTGCTTTTTGTTTTAAAGATGGACTTAAATTTAAATCAGTAGATCAAATACTAAAATTATTGCCACAATCAAAGATTCAATCTTGGAATGATGGAATAGAATATTATTTATTACCAATTTAATGGTATGTGTTAGAAATTTCACAATCAATTTCATCATTAAAATTTACAACTTCATATTCCCACTCAACCCCAGTAATTCTTAATTTAGTAGTTTGTTTAAGTGATGACAAAAAATTAATGGCATTAGGAAAAGTGCCTGTATCAAAAAACCTAACATAAGCAATATCATCAACGAAACTATCATCATTGTTTTTAACAAAGTTAATAGCATAAGTGACTAGATAGCAGTTCATTTTGTTTTAATTTCTTTAATTCTCTTAATTCCATGCTTATCAGTTTCTATAATGGCTTCAACTTCTTTGCATGACCATTTAGTAACATCATTAGTTCCATCACGTTCAACTTTACGTTTTTGTTCTAAGCAATCTGCAACATTTAATTTTGGGGAATAACCTTCTAGCTTACCATTCATATACATCAGTAAAGCAAATACTACCTCAAACATTACCTACCTCTTAATGAATCTAATTCTTTTTCTAGCTTATCTATTTTTTTTTCTAACTGTTGAATAATAACTTTAGTGTGTACGTTTTCTTCTAATTGTTTTGAGTGTTTGTCTATTGATTTAGCTTGATACTCAATCAACATATACATCTCTTGATTCTTAGGAGTTTGTTCTGCTTTTTTAAGTAAGTCTTGCGACATTAATTTCTCATTAGTTTCAAGTCTATTAAGTCTTTCAACGATTCCAAAGTAAGTCCAAACAGCTACAACGATAGCAGATACAATAGCTACTATATTTTTAATAGGCAAAGATACTTGCGTTTGATCGCTTAATTTTAGACTATCCATTTTCTTGATTCTTGTTTATTGGTCTTGTCGCTAAACTTCTAGCGATTGATTCTCCAGAACGCCCAATGGTATAGCCACCCAAACCTACTGTGAGTAATGTCCAAACATCAGAAGGTAAATCTACTTGTGTTTTAACTTTAATTACAAGAAATAAAATTGGACTAAGAATATAATTCCAAGCTACAATTAAAATAAGTAAGTACATAAGAGTTGGTCGCCACCCAGAAACATACCAATTACTTTTTGCTTCAGCTTCAATAATTTTTGCAGATGCTTTCATTTCTTCTGTGCCAGATTGCATTAATTGCATATTCATTTCAGCTTTTAATTTTTCAGCTAAATCTTTATCAGGTATAGCTTTATCAACTGTTTTAAATATTGTTGTAAGGAGTGGTGCAAAAGCACTTAAAGCTGGTAGCATATTAATCTAAAGCACAAATGTTAATTTCGCCAGTTCCAGTAGTTTTAAGAAAAGCAACTTTTTGTCCACTAAGAAAAGAAAATATTACTGATGATTCTGCATTAATTAAAAAGCTATCTTCTGTGGCAGTAGGGTTGCTTCCAAAAGCTACGTGTGCGTGAGTTCCTTTGACTGCTATTCTTATTAATCCTGAACCAGTAATGATTGCTGATGATTGAGCAGAAGAACTGCCAAGAGTATGTGTTTCTGGTGCAAAATCTGTGTCTATTCTTATAATATCCATAGTGTTCTCTAAATGTTCCTTTTTATACCATTTAAACCGACAAATTACCCCTAATTTTTAATATCTTAGGTTATTTTGAGGTTATACCCATAAATAAGCCAATATGCTTAATAATGCGTCTAATATAATCTAAATGATATTATTTACTTTTAGTAGAATCTATAAGTAATTCTATATAGTGTTTTGCTTTTTCCAAGTCATTAACACCACCCTTCTCTTTAAATCTTAAAACGTACTTTATGATATTTCCTTCTACAAATCCAATATTATTTTTAATGATAAATTCTACTGGGGAAATTTTATATTTAAGGTAGTGATTTCCACCAACTTGTTTTTTAAATGACTTCATAGATAGTTCTTCCGTTTCCTTTATATGCTCTTAAATACATTTTACGATTGCCTAATGGTTTGTAAGAACAATGTACCCAACCAGAATTAGGTTCTTCAGGTTTCCAAAATT